GACAGCAAATTACAAACAAGAACAAGGAAGTGATCGGTATTAACGTAAAAGCTAAGACGATCAAAAATAAGGTTTCTGCTCCCTTCAGAGAATGTATGTTTGAAATTCATTTTGGAAAAGGAATCAGGGAGCATGAACAAGTCTTCGATGTCCTCAGAAAACATGGCCCTGAATTGATGGGTGACAATATTGTAGAAATCGGAGGAAACGGAGCATGGAAAACTCTAACAGTCCACAACGAAAAAACTGGCGAAGTATTTGTTGAAAAGAAATTTTATAAAGCCGACTTTAACGAAGTCATGACTGACCCTGAGTATTCAAAATACTGTGACTTTCTTTTGGAAAAAGCAATGATTAGGATCATGAGTCACAACGATCATATGTCTGTTGATCACGAATCCTATGAAGAGGTTCGATCAATTGCGATGGACTTAGAAGAAGAAATCCTAGATCCGGAGGCATGATGTCTGACAGACCCATCCTCCTCGTCGACGGCTTAAATCTTTTCATGCAACACTTTGTTGCAAATCCTACGATAGGAATGCATGGAAATCATGTGGGAGGTGTAGTAGGATTTATGAAGGCACTAGGATATCTTTCTGATAGAATAGGCCCTAGAAAGATTGTGATCGTCTGGGAAGGAGGAGGTTCTCTTCGTAAAAGATCGATCTACAAGGGATATAAAAACGGAAGACGACCCCAAAAGCTAAATAGATATTACGGAGAAGAGATACCCGACACAGTTCAGAATAGAGACAACGAGATTGCCATGCTGATCTCATTGATGAGGCATACTCCTGTACAACAGCTCTATATCACAGACTGTGAAGCTGACGATATCATAGCATACATAGCGAGACACATGTTCGAAGGAACCAGAAAGGTTGTAGTTTCGTCTGACAAGGATCTCTATCAGGTCTTGTCGAGAGAAGTTGTGCAGTGGTCACCTGGTAAAAAGTCTTTCATCAATCTTCGAGATGTTAGAGAAAAGTTTGGAATTCATGTCAACAATTTTTGCACCGCAAGGTCCTTCATTGGAGACCCCTCAGACAACCTAGAGGGAGTTCCAAGAGTGGGCTTTTCTTCTCTAGTCAAAAGATTCCCGGAAATGGGAGAAAAGGATTTTGTGAGTGTTGAAGACATAATAAAAAAATCTGAACAAATGCTTGAAAAAAGTAAGTTGAAGATATACACTAACATAGTTGAATTTTCTGATGTTCCAAAGAGGAATTGGCGACTAATGTATCTGGACATAAATAACCTTTCAGCATTTCAGATACAAAAGATACGTGACGCTTTTGAAGAAGATGATACATCTATGAATAAGATAGAATTAATAAGAGACATGCTTAAGTACGGAATCAATAATTTTGATGCAGATGGTTTTTTTGCATCGTTAAGAGCAGCAACTCGGAGATAGTAATGCAAGAATTTGAGAACTCTACTGAACATCACTTTGGAAGATATGGAAAAGCCTTCCAGGAAAAAATATTCCAAAGCCTGACTACAGATAGAGAGTGGGCAGCCCAAATGGTCGAAGTCATGAACCCCATGTTCTTTGACTTGAAGTATCTGCAGTATTTGGCTGACAAGTTCTTTTCTTATTACACTAAGTACAAGTCATTTCCTACTTTGGGACTGCTCGTAACGATAATCAAGGAAGATCTTGGCGAAAAAGACGACGGAATCCTAAGAGATCAAATTATTGAATTCTTACACAGAGTGAAAACCAGCACAAGTCTTTCTGATCTCGCTTATGTAAAAGACAAAACTCTTGACTTCTGCAGGAAACAAGCTTTCAAAGAAGCTCTCGAGCAGTCTGTTGAATTGATACAAACAGAAAAGTTTGATTCTGTTCTTACAATTATGCGTCAAGCAGTTTCTGTAGGGCTTCCTTCAAGTACAGGGCATGACTTCTTCGAGGATGTGGAAGCAAGATTTGTTAAGATAAACAGGCAGGTTTGCCCAACAGGATTAGCTAAGCTAGATGACAAAGAAATACTCAGAGGCGGTTTAGGCCGCGGAGAAATCGGAGTAGTTACTGCAAATACCGGAGTCGGAAAGTCTCACTGGCTTGTTGCCATGGGAGCCAACGCAATGCGTGTAGGAAAAAATGTGCTTCACTACACTTTCGAATTGACAGAACACGCTGTTGGGCTTCGATACGATGCTAATCTGTGCGGAATACCTGCCAACGAAGTTCAAGACCGCAAAGAAGAAGTCATTGAAAAGTATAAGGGGATGGAGCTTGGTAGACTTATCATCAAAGAATATCCTACAGGATCGGCATCTTCAATAACAATCAGGAACCATGTTGAAAAGTTGATGCTAAAAGGATTTACTCCTTCTCTTATAGTAATAGATTACGCTGACATTATGAAATCTACGAAATCTTATGATTCTCTTCGTCATGAACTCAAGTTAGTTTACGAAGAACTTCGAAACTTAGCAATGGATCTAAACATCCCAATCTGGACAGCAAGTCAAGCAAATAGAGATTCTGCTAAGTCTGATATCGTAGGGCTTGAAAATATGTCTGAAGCATACGGAAAAGCGATGGTTGCAGACTGTGTAATCTCTTTGTCTAGAAAGCCCACAGAAAAAGCAACAGGAGCTGGAAGGCTTTTCGTAGCAAAGAATCGAGCTGGTAAGGACGGAATCGTTTTTCCAATTCACATTGACACAGCTATGAGTAGATTTAAAATATTGGATGAAAGCGCTCTTACTTTAGATGAAGCTGTAAAACAAACAAACTCAGAGATGAAAGATCTCCTTAAACAGAAATGGGCGGAAGTAAATGGAGAACAACATGAAAATTAAAATGACTTTATCGCAACAGGCAGTAGATATCTTCGAAAAAATCGGTGTCGACCCTTTTAATTACGGTCCTGCGTACGACGGAGAGTCAGTCGGTTTAGATCTGTATAATACAGGGCCTGAAATCACAATACCAGGAAGAAACAAATGGACAGCTTTCAAGGAACCTGCAATCATGATTCCGACAGGTGTCAGGGTTGTCCTTCCAAAGGGAACCGTGGGATTAATCAAGGAAAGAGGATCTGTCACTAAGACAGGGCTCGTTGCAAGAGCGGGTGTTATTGATCCCGGTTACACGGGAGAAATTTTTGTGAACCTAGTAAATGTAGGGGAAAAAGATACAATTTTACCACCTGGCGCAAAACTACCTGTACAGTTGGTTACGATGTTATGCTTTCATCAGTACGAGACTGTGTCTTATTCCGAATATTTAAATCTTACCCAAGACAGTGCTCGAGCACAAGGAAGTCTGGGAAGCTCAGATAAAAAATAAAGGAATAAAGATGACAGATTTTATTGAACCGATTTTGACTCCAAACCCAAAGAGATTCGTAATCTATCCAATTCAGCATGATGGAATCTGGAGAGAGTTCAAGAGGCAAGAAGCAAGTTTTTGGACAGCTGAAGAAATCGACCTTTCACAAGACATGATCGATTGGCAGAAGCTTTCTGACGATGAAAGACATTTTATCAAACATGTTCTTGCGTTTTTCGCTGCAAGCGATGGAATCGTAAACGAGAATCTTTGTTATCGGTTTGCAAATGAGGTTCAATATCCAGAGGCTCGTGCATCATATACATTTCAAGCAGCAATGGAAACCATTCACAGCGAAACATACAGCCTTCTGATTGACACTTATGTCAACGACGAAGAAGAAAAGTTAACTTTGCTAAATGCACTTGAAACCCTTCCTTCTGTAAAAAAGAAGGCCGAGTGGGCTTTGAAATGGATTGATAGCTCTGATTCTTTCGCTGAAAGACTGATCGCTTTCTCTGCAGTCGAGGGAATATTTTTCAGCGGAAGCTTCTGTGCAATCTACTGGCTCAAACACAGAGGGCTAGGTATGCCAGGTCTGACTTTTTCTAATGAGTTAATCAGTCGAGACGAAGCGATGCACACAGACTTTGCTGTCATGCTATACAGAGATCATATTCTAGACAAGTTGTCGAACGAAAGAATCACTGAGATCATCACGAACGCCGTTGAGATCGAGAAAGAATTTATCTGCGAGTCACTACCGGTTTCTCTAATTGGTATGAATTCTAGGATGATGTCGGAATACATTGAGTTTGTTGCGGATAGACTTTTAGCAGACCTTGGTATTCCC